GGGTATTGTTCTTCTTTATAGAACTTCTTGCGTTGCGTTAAATGTCTTTTACTAAACTTAGCACTACTCGTTACGTCCCATATCTGTACACTATCTTTATCTTGTGCTTTTCGTATACCACGTCCTATGGACTGGATAACTCTAACAAACGACTTCCCAGGCTCAACCAATACAAGATTAAATATACGTGGAATATTAATGCCAACGGCAGCCACACCATAGGTTGCGACAATAATTTTATTATGCGCTTCGCTGACTTCATCATATTCATCTTTCCTATCTTTGCTCTTCATAGAACCACTAATAAAAACTGTGTCCTCTGGCAAACGTTCTAGTAATCCTTGGCCTGCTTTTAATCTGTCAACAAGTACCAAAGTGTTACCACTTTGGCTAATATTACTTATAAGTCCTGCCATGTAATCAAGGCGTTTTTTATCAGTTGTAAGATATGTAAGCTCTTCTTGATAATTGCTGTACTCTGCTGTTTCCTGTAACTGAATAACATTCACATTACACTGTGCCAGAACCCCCATGTCCTGTAACTCAGCAGCAGCAAGTTTGTTTACTACTTGCCCTAGCGTAATAGTAAGTCCAATTTTGTCAGCATCTTCTTTAGGAATTGTTCCTGTTAGACCCCAACGTATTGGTATATTAGCAAAGGCTCCTGTAAGTAGTTTTTTAAGGACATCTGCTTTTGCTTGATGCACCTCATCTACAATCACACACTGTACATCTTCAGCAAAGTCTACAATACTAAGTTCGCTGTCGCCATTACGGAAACGTTTTTCCATACTGTTTAAACTTTGCCAAGTACATATAGTGTGTGTTTTACCAAACTCTTTCCTGTCTCCAAAATAAACACCTACATCTAATCCAAGATTAATATAGTCTGCTTCTGTTTGTATAACAAGATCTTTGTTTGGTACAATCACAATACTACGCCCATAGGGCTCTATTAGATTACTTAATGCGGCAGTTATTAATGTTTTACCTGCACCTGTTGCAATCTCCTGTAAGCATTGTGGATTTTCCAAAAACTGATTAATAATTTCCACTTGATAGTCACGTAGTACAACAGGCTCACCTGCTACAGGATGTCCTTTAGGCCATACTTTGTGGTTAAAATGTGTTTCAGTTATTGTGGGAAATTCTAGTTTTATCGCTTGTCTACGATCTTCAATGTCTACTTCATATCCTTCATTAAGTAGCACTGGTAATATTTCTTCTAGTAAGTTTGTATAGGTTGTTCCACCTATATTAAAATAGTTTACTTTACCATCCCATCTGCCCAATTTAAATGCAGGTACATGATATGCATACGGCAACATAAAACTAAATTTGTTCGCAAGTTTCTTTCTGGTCTCTAAGTCCAGACCTTCAATTTTACAATTTACTTCATCTTTTAGTATAATTTTTGCCATGTTACTAATATAACTATTCCGTTTTATAAAGTCAATCTTCTTAGATAAGGTTGGGGGGACCGTTACCAGTCCCCCCGTTTTTAATAGATTAGCTGGAGTGAGAGTGACTTAGACAGAGGAGACGCTAACCTATTAAACTCTTCGCATGCATGTTGACTCTACGTATGCTTTCCATTTTGCAGGGTTCATCTTTTTAAGATCTGCAATTTTTGTTACCATACGTAAGCTCAGCTCACGCAGTCGATTGCGATTTGTGTAAATGTAATCAAGCAACATCTGTTGCTCTTTTTTGTCGAAGCCATACTCATCAAGCATACCATCTCCAACAATTTGTTTACACCGCAAAAACTTTTCACGCATTGTATCCATTGTCAAGTCTAAGTAGTGACATCTGGACATAATTGCACCTAAGTGATCTGCAATCTTACCACGGGCCTTTTCAAATTTAAGGTTTGTAATAAAGATAACTGATCCTTTGAATTCAAAATCATCTGGAATACCTTCCTGACGTAATACACGGCTTTCTGACTTCCAACTAATCTTACGCTTTTTACCACTATCAAGAGCAGCTTTAAGCAAGTTTAGCGAAGTCTCATCATACAATACTGTATCACAATCATCTAGTACCAGTACTGAACCTTTTTCAGCATATTCATAAAGTAGTTTGTACAAGCCAATTGCACTTGCGGCACCTTTTTCCATGCCGTACTTTTCTTTACCATTGGTAAGTTTTGTAGCAACGTTAGCTTCGTCAAGCACTTGCTCAACACCAAAACTTTTACCAACACCTGGAGGGCCTGTTACAACCATACCTCGCACAACTCCGTCGATTGCGGCATCTGTCATATCTTTAAGGATATCAAAACGCTCACGTAATCGCTCTATAATCTGTGCGTCAGTTTCTACTTTTGTATTTTCTCCACCAACTGGTGTTTCTGCATCTACATCTTCGAAACTATTGGGACTTTCTACTTTAATACGGATTTTACGATCTGGAACACCCACAACATCTTTACCGCATACTGTAATAAAGCCACCTTTTTTGCCAATTTTAAATGGTGCTTCCAATTTAAAAACTATATCTTTAATTGGTGTTGCACCATACTGACCTGTTAAAACTCGAACTTTTTGCATAAATCTCACTCCATCATTTAGTTCTTTATATTACCATGATAGCACATCTACTATCAGTGTCAAGCACTTTCTGTAATTTTTACTCTATTAATTACAGTTTCTTTACATTTACTGAATTTGCTAACGCTCTGTTCCTTAACAAAACCAGTAACTATCATTGTTTTACCAACAATTAATTCACTTACATCAGGATCCTTGTTCCAGAAGAATTTAATAAGATTTTTGCCACCTTCTACACAAGTAACCAAATGTATATTATATTTTGCAATATATTTTACATCTTTCACAAATAATTTAAACTGACTACGTTTGCCTGGACTTCCGATATATTCACTTATATGACGTTTTTCGTCATAAAACTCGTCCATGTCATCACGTTGTTTTTGAATACGCAAACTATTTGGCAAACTAGCAAGAACACTGACACCATAATTATCAACTTCTGTACCATTAATAATTTTGCCTACACTATCCTCAAATCCATTAACACTGCCAGTCAGTTTTTTCATAACAATAACACCGTCAAAATAATCTTTCAGCTCTTGAGCTTGTTTACGATGTTCGTCAGTTATATTGTAAACAGGAGGTTCAGGATGATCACCTAGCACACGAGCGATAGCAGTTTTGTTATCCAAAACTTCTTTTTCCTCAGTATGGTTATAATATCCAAAGCCACTCTTAATAAAGCCCTGTGCTTCATCTACTGCAATAGCAAGTGTTAAAACTTCCATAATATTGTAACGTTTTTTCATCTCAGTTCCTCAACTGTTTATAATATCATTATGAACTAATTAGTTCGTAATGTCAATCATATTTCCGCCAGTTTCTTTAAATTTTTCTTTGAGCCAGTATTTGTTATTTGTAAAATACTCCTCAAGTGTACAGGTTTCCTGGTGGTAGTACTCACGCTCTCTCATAGCGGCATAAAACATGTTATTGACAAAGTGGCGGAAATGTCCGCCAACACTGTCTAAATAATTATTATCGCCTTCCATTATGCATGCTCCACAATGCCAGTAATCATTGAATTAGGAACACGGGTAACAGTGCGACCAAACGGTGTTGCACCAGCGGCAACTACTTCAGTAGTCTTGCGGTTCATTTTAGTAATGGTACCAGTTTGTACAAAACCACGTGACTCCCAAGTAACAGTGTCGCCTTTTTTCATACCTCGAGTTGCATTACGCCCAATGTAAGTCATTTGACGTTTCCACTCTTCAGCAAGAACATTTAAGTCTGCTTGAGTGGAAATGTTGCGAATCGCATCAATTGCGTTTTGAAGATCATTAGATGCCATAGTTCATAAACTCCTCTGCGGCTAGTTCGTTAACAAATTCTCCATTTTCATTGACTTCATCCAACTGCTTTTCTGTAGCAGGGACGCCATCAATATCACAACTTTCGATATAAGCATCACAAAAGTCAGGCCAATCTTTCATGTCAACATTTTCAATAACAATGTTGTCAATTTTATTAAAATCTATCTGCATTAAACATTCTCCTTTACAGTATATGGTTTATTCCATTTACCAACATTAATGTCAGTATAGTGTGAACGACTAAAGTAATCAGTCATTGCATCATCGTTGTTAAAATACTTTGGACCTTTCATTGCGTCCAACAGCTCGTTTAGGAAGTCACGTGTTACTGGCTGTTCAGCATAATGATCATCAATCCAGTAAGGGTTAACTTGAATATAACCATCACCATGTGAATAGTCTTTGAAGTCAATTACACCTTCTTTAATGTTTACACAAAGTGTTGAATGATTGTTAACACTAATGCTAGCTTTCATTTTATACTTTTTTAGCACTGCTTTGATGCCTGGTGCTAATTCTTTTTTCATTGCTTGTGATACATAT